ATTAACGAAAAACACTACGCTAAGTGGGAACAAAATAGACCCAAGCCTAATTGGTGGACAACACAGGAGGTTGCATGAACTACATATACGAAAGGATGATGGCTGAAGGCGAGACAGCTATCTTTGACAGGGATGAACTAAGAAAGTTTGAAGCTTATGTATCTAAAAACTACACAGAATTTTATGAAGGCAAAGCAGGATATGAAATAAAAAAGCAAGGAGAAGAGTTTCTTGTTACGCTATTTAAAAATCCTGTTATAACAATGGAAGATATTTTGCTTGACATTAGAGATTAATCAGTGTATAATGCACTCATTAAAACGCCAAACCGAAGGAGGATTATATGGCAGTATTAGAAGGAAAAGCTTATTGGGCTTCAGTAACAACACCAAACACTACGTTTGAGCCTGTGTATACAGTTGACTTAGTTGTAGAAGATGATGTTGCTAATGACTTTCAAGCTCGTGGCTTTAAAGTAAAAGACTTATCCATTAAGGATGAGAGTGGTGGTGCAACACCTATTGGTAGAGCACTTACAATAAAGCGTAAAGTTAATGGACCAAATGGCATGGTAAGAAATGCTCCAAAACTTTTCGACAAAAATAAAGAACCATTGGATGCGATTGTTGGTAATGGCTCGACTGTTAAAGTACAGTATAACGAGTGGGAAACCGACAATAAATATGGGAACTTTAAAGGCTTGGATTTTCAAGCCATGCAGGTACTTGATTTAGTATCTTTAAAATCACAAGATGGTTCTGAACTAGACCCATTTGGTGATGGAGAGGAATTCTAATGATAATTACTATTACTAATGACGATGGAACTACAAACTTTGATGTAAATAATATTAGTGACGATGCTGTGAAGCAAGAAGCGACTGTTATTGTACAAAAAGTAGGTAATTTACAGGTCGTAATTGAGGCTTTAGACTTTGCTAGTCGTACTCATAGAGCTAACTTAGAAGAGTTGCTTAAAGGTAGAGAAGAAGCTATTGTTGAGTCTGAGCCTACAACTGATGTTGTCGAAGAAGATTCAGACGAATCCTAATTGATACATCTATCTCCAATAAAGCCTCTCTATTTTAGGGAGGCTTTTCTTTTTATAGGAATTAATTATGAATCAAAGTAAGTTTGTAAAGTATCATGTGGCTTGTCCCGAGTGTAAGAGCACTGATGCATGTTCAATAAATGAGGATGGGTCGGCTAAATGTTTTAGTTGTGATGCATTTTTTCCTAAATATTCAAATGGTACAGTTATGTCTAAAGAAAATTTTAATAAATTAACATCTACACCAACACCTAAAGTTTTAAATGCTCATGGAGGTATCTTTGCTAAGTTAACCGATAGGAATATTAGTAAAGAAACAGCAGAAAAGTTTGGTGTTAAGGTTGTTTATGATGGAACAGGACAACTAGCACAGCACCTGTATCCGTTCTATATAAATCACGAACAATGTGCTACTAAAATTAGATATATACGAGACAAACGGTTTTCTTTTGAAGGAACAATACAAGGCTCGGGATTGTTTGGACAAAATTTATTTAAAGAGGGTGGTAAATACTTGACAATTGTCGAAGGTGAATGTGATGCTATGGCTACCTATGAATTGTTAGGTAGTAAATGGGCAGTTGTTTCTATTAAACGTGGTGCTGCTTCAGCAGTTACAGATATTAAAGAAAGCATTGAGTATGTCGAAAGTTTTGACAATGTTGTTATATGTTTTGACAAAGATAAGGCAGGAGAAGAAGCTGCAAAAAAAGTAGCGACAATACTTAAGCCCGGAAAAGCAAAGATTGTTACGCTTCCTAATGGATATAAAGACCCTAATGATATGCTCAATAAAGGTAGACACCAAGAGTTTACAAGAGCTTGGTGGGATGCACAGGTTTATACACCAAGTGGAATTATCCGAGTTGCTGATAAACAAAAAGAGTTTCTTAATCGGGAACAAAAACAAAGTGTTCCTTATCCTTGGGATGGATTAAATAAAAAACTTCTTGGTCTTAGAGCAGGTGAGCTTGTAACTCTTACAGGTGGCACAGGACTTGGTAAGTCTAGTGTAACTCGTGAGCTAGAACACTGGCTTATTAAACAGACAAACGATAATGTTGGTGTAATTGCTTTGGAAGAAGATTGGAAACGAACAGTTGATGGTATACTTTCTATTGAAGCAAACGATAAACTATATATTGACAGTACTCGTAATAGTTACACAGAAAATCAGTTGACGAATATGTTTGACAGAGTTTTTGCAAACGATAGAGTATTTATTCATGCTCACTTTGGTGCTAATGATATTGAAGAAATCTTTGCTAAGCTACGCTATCTTATTGTAGGTTGTGATTGTAAGTGGGTTGTTGTAGACCATTTACATATGCTTGTTAGTTCAATGCTTGATGGTGATGAACGTAAAGCAATTGATAGTATTATGCATAGATTACGTAGCATGGTAGAAGAAACAGGTGCAGGAATTATCCTTGTCTCGCATCTAAGAAGAGTAGAAGGAAATAAAGGACATGAGAATGGTATTACTGTAAGTCTCTCACATTTAAGAGGGTCTAATAGTATAGCTCAGTTATCTGATTGCGTGATTGCCCTCGAAAGAAATCAACAATCAGATGATGATTTAGAATCTCGAACAACTAACCTTCGTGTGTTAAAGTCTAGATACACAGGGGATGTTGGAAATGCTACTTCTTTAGTGTATAATAAAGACACTGGGAGATTGAACGAGTATGAAGATTCAGAGTTATTACATGACAGTGATGCCATTCCATTTTAGGAGGTAATATGGAATTAGTATTTGACATTGAAGCTAACGGATTTTTATTTGAAGCTGACACTATTTGGTGTATTGTAGCTATTGATGAAAACGATAAGGTTTATTCTTTTAGACCCGACCAAATAGAAGAAGGAATAAAATTTTTACAGTCAGCAGATAAATTAATTGGTCACAATATTATTGGGTATGACATTCCTTTAATTAAAAAATTATACAATATTAATTTGTATGACACTGATAAAGTTTTCGACACGTTAACAATTTCTAGACTTTCTAATCCTGTAAGAGAAGGAGGACACAGTATTGAAAAATGGGGTTATCGTTTAGGAGGTGTACAAAAACAAGTACACGAAGACTGGACTCAGTTTTCTGAGAAAATGCTTACTCGTTGTATTAAAGATGTAAAAATAAATAAAAAATTATTTAATTATTTAAAAAAAGAATGTGTTGGATTTTCAAAAGATTCAATTTTATTAGAGCACGAAACAACAAATGTCTTACAAAAACAATATGAAAACGGTTTTTTCTTTGACGAAAAAGAAGCAATGCTTTTACTGAGTAAACTAAATAAAAGAAAAAGCGAAGTTGAAAACGAAGTCCATGAGACTTTTAAACCTAAGTGGGTAGACGTTAAAAAAGTAATTCCTAAATTAAAAAAAGACGGCACTCTTTCTAAATCAGGATTAACAGAAATAGAATATAGTGAACGAGTAAAAACAAATAATGTGTCTGTGTTTATGAGAAAAGAATTAAAAGAATTTAATCTTGGCTCTCGACAACAAATAGGAGAATACTTAAAAGATTTTGGTTGGAAGCCTAAGAATTTTACCCCAACAGGACAACCGATTGTTGATGAATCAACTCTTAATAAAGTTAAACATATTAAAGAAGCAAGTTTAATTTCTGAATTTTTGTTATTACAAAAAAGAGCTGCTCAAGTTTCTTCTTGGATTGATGCACTTCAAGATGATGGCAGAGTACATGGTTCTGTAATTTGCACAGGAGCTATTACAGGACGTATGGCACACAGAAGCCCGAACATGGCTCAAGTTCCAGCTGTATATAGTCCTTATGGCAAAGAGTGTCGAGCCTGTTGGTCTGTACCAGAAGGATATAAACTTGTAGGTGTAGATGCAAGTGGTTTAGAATTAAGAATGTTAGCACACTACATGGCTGACGAGGAGTATATAAATGAAATTATTAATGGAGACATTCACACAGCTAACCAAACGTTTGCTGGACTTAAATCAAGAGATGAGGCAAAAACTTTCATATATGCCCTCAT